ATATATTGTACTACGTTGTTTGTCAAACTGTTTGTATTCTGGATCATCTGCTAGGTCTCTGATACGTAAACTGTCTACATCAAATTCTAAATCTACTTTTTGTCCCACTCCACTACTACTTCTAGTCTTCATGAACTGTATCTGATATCTACCACGTTCTTTCATTGCCCTACTTGTGAATATACCTATCACATTATCTGCTGTCTGTATCTTAGATAGTCCACCTGAGATGTGAGAGTGATCAAACTCTATCTCTTCTACGGATGCTCTGTTCAATTGCGATGCTGTTGCCAGCACACACTGTTTTTCTACAACCAGGTTTCTTAATTCTTCAGACACATACTTGTCTTTGATGAACAAGTCTGCTGGTGATATCCTTTTGCTCTTAGGCATCATTAGATCCAAGTAGTCTATCAAAATGCAATCTATTTTTTTCTTGTTTTTTAGTTCTAGTTCCTTGAGATATGTTCTAACATCTAGCACGTTGCTACCACTTGGCAAGTATTTGATCTGTAAGTTACCTGACTTCTTCGCCAACATCTTGACCTTCATCTCGACATTATCAATTTCAGGAAACACTTTCTTTGTTGGAATATTCGTCATCATGGCATCTAATCTCATAGCAGTTAGTTGCTCGGACAATTCAAAAGATATGTAACAAACGTTCAAACCAGCCTGTGCCCAGTTCACTGCAAGATTCTGCAAGAACAAACTTTTACCTGCTCCAGATCCACCTGCAAAGATGTTTAGTTCTCCACGATTGAAACCGCCAAACAGTTTCTTGTCGAGGTTCTGCCAACCAGTACTGATCTGTCCATTGTTATCTTTAAGGGCTTCGAGTCTTCCTTTTGGATCCTCGAAGTAATCTGTTCCGAGGTCTCTTGTTAGTCCAACGTTTACTGCATCTTTGACCATGTCCTCAACAGGAGCATAGTCACCCTTCTCCAGCATGTCTGCTGATTGTAGTATTGCATGTTCAAGTGCTTTGTGTCTAGAAAATGTTTCGAATTCGTCTAGCAACCAATTGAAGTGACTTGGATCTAGATCTTTTGCTGATTTTAATTTTATGTCATGTTTGGCATTAATCTGCTCTACATCAGGCATCACTTTGTACTCGTCCATGTAGTCTTTGACGAACTTTGCGATTGGTTGCAGTTTACGATCAAAAGATTCAGGTTTGAATATGTTTTGTGCTCTAGCGAATGATTCTGCATCTGCCAGAAGCATCTCTATATAAAGTTTTTGTACATCAAATGTATATTCGGCCATGTCTAATTATAATACCTTTTCCTTGTTAATCCAATCAAAAAATAATTGTCCAAATGTTTTGTGATGGTATTCACCCCAGTGCTGGTTATCAGAACCTTTTTGTGCATTAATTTTGCGTCCATAATTGGTAAATCCATATTTGTTGTCTACTAGAAATATTTTTTTCCAGTCTATGTATGAATATAAACTATCCCTATATTTCTCTAGACTACCACCGCATTTGGTCTTTGGTCTATGATCAACCACTGTAAAGGCATACTCCAACTTATTGGTTTGGCAAAAGTATTGGCACATCAATATGTTTTTCAAGTACATTATTTCTAACATGTTATCATCAAAATGATTAACCATTATTTTTCTATTTTCATTTTCAAATTTATTATTTAGGTGCTCTGCTACACGATTCTCATCGCTGTTGTCTGAGATGGCCATACTTGAATCAGGACGTATGATAAAATTACATCCTTTCCTAGTTAGATGAAATCTCTCTGGGTATGTGAACATGATTAGGACCTTTACGTCACTTCCGGCATAACGGTGAAGTTTCAAAGCAATCATATCATTGGAACAACCTGTGTAGGATTTATTGTTTATTTTATTTTCATCAAACATGTGGTAAGCCCACGATTTTTTACTATGGCCGTTCCACGGATCGGTAAAAGAAACATCAGGCAGTCCGTCACCATATGTATGAGAATCTCCCAGTAATAAAATTTTCTTATCCATACATTTTTCTTTTTAGATCTATCTTCAATTTACTTGACTCGGTTGTTTTTAATATAGACTGAATTGTAAACAATCGTCCATACTTAGACACAGCATCAGCCACATCGCCGACCGTTTTGTCCCATTCTGGAAATGCAACGCTCCATCCAAATTCCTTTGCTTGGTCCACTAATTTCTGTCCTGGTGCATCTCTGTCTGGTACAACAATTACCTGTCTGCCGAGTCCATCTATCAATTCTCTTTGTGTGTCATTTATCTCTGATCCCAGTATGCTAACACCAGAAACGGATATGGCATCAAACGGTCCTTCGGTGACTATAACAAACTTCCTTGTCCAGTCTTGTGCGTCCATGTTGAACACATATCCCGGCCAAACATCTGTATAATATTTGACCCCAGACGACTCTTCAAACATCCTTCCCGTAAACCCAACGATGTCACCTCGCCAGTAAAACGGTATCAGTAGTCTCTGATGTACGTCCCATATCTTGTCAGGAGAGTACATGAAGTCATACCAGTCAGCACCTATGCCCCTGCTCTCTAGATATTTCAGTAATCCATCGATCTTCTTCCATTGTGGTTCTGTGAGATCATTTGCTACATATTTTTCTAACCATGTCTCCAGTTTGTGTGCGTTCTTAGGCAGTGTCTTGTTCTTGAATGTTACGAATTTCTTTTTCTCATATTTTGCATCGCTTTCTTCTTCACGTAAGGCCTCTATGGCCAACTTACGTATGGTATCCTCGGGTATGCCGATGTAACTCATGAACTGTCTCATTTTGTAAGTCAGTTTACGTCCTATCACATAACTGGCCTTGAAGCCACAGTTGAAACAATGGTAACTTACTGTGCCATCAGCACTGGTCATCAGTCCGCCTCGTTTCTTCTTGTCAGCGGTTTCTCCGTTGTAAACACAACATGGTGCGTTGAAACTGATCCAACCACTAGGGGTCTTCTTTCTGTTCGCAGGCAGGCTAGTCAGAATTGTATTCTGTATAAGATTCATAATCTATACTATTTTACTGTCTATATAGGATTTTGTCAATCACACCAGTATTACCACTGTCGTTGCCCCAACTGAATCTTACACTGTGATAAACACCTGTGAAGTTGAAGTTGGTAACTGTTGTAGAATCTGAGAAAGAGTTTGCAGTGGATCCTGCACCTTCCATTGTGATATCAAAATAATCTGTATTGCTCGGTGAAGCACTCATTGTACCCTGCACTCTTAAAGTACCTGAGAAATTCTTTGTGTACACAGCAATGGTGTGTAATGCTTTGTTGTTATTGATTCCTGGTCTAGAATCTATAGATCCCGATGTGTGTCCTAGTGGACCCCCTGATGCCGTAAAACTAGAAACTGTTGTACTTGCTACAAATTCTGGATAAGCACCGTCTAATAATTCTACTGTACCAGCGGCCGCGTATCCTGTGTCTGCATATGTGATCTCTCTGCTTCCATCTGATTTCACTTCACGTACTGAGAAGTTGTAGAACTTTGCATCCAGTGGTAACAGATCCCCTTCTGTGATCGTGCAACTTGCATCACCTTTTGTGCTTACCGTGGATCCGTCATCTAATATGCTTAATGTCTTTGTGAGCACTGATTTATTGCTTTCAGAATCTATCAGATTAAACTCATATGTCTTAGAAGTGATGTCTTGTGCTTTCTGATCTTCGTTTTTGAATGTAAACGAGATCGGGTTTGATACCCCTCTATGCAGTGTTAAGCGTCTATCGTACACTTTTGAATTCCTTCCGGTAAAACCATTTATATAGGCTATTACCAATTGATTTATTAAATACCTTTGTACTGTTTGCATAGTACATATTTAACAGTATTTATAGATATAGAATGAACGAAATTTTTGCAACATTAAGGGATAAATTCCCATTCTTGAGTCTGATCAGAAAGGGCGAGTTAGAGTACGTGGGCATAGTACAAAACGAAGATGCTAACGTAATCAGTTTCTATGACTATGGTAGACTATATTCACCACAAGATAAGATGAAATTCTTGAAATGTGGTGAAACTTGGTGGCACGAGTCTAATCGTAAATTACCAATCAATATATTTCTCAAAGGCGACTTCCGTTATTTCCGTTCAACCCTGATCACACTTAACTCCAAGGACGTGGAGATCGTGCATGGTCCAACAGTCAAACTGTCTGAAATTTCAAAGAAACGGGTGAAGAGACGTACCATCCAATTAGTACGAAGACCTACCTAGTCTTTTTTTCAGGAAGTATAGCACCTGTTGTAAGATAGTGTAATGTCAAAGGACTATCCGGCTGATAACTGTTACTCTCTGAACGAAGCGAAGACTTGGATTTTGTTTTGGATTTTTTTTTGATTCTTTTTTTAGTTTTTTGATGTCTCATCAAAACTATATTTAGTCCTGTTGATCAAATTCATCTGCACTACTATGGCCTGTGCATATGCCACTGCGTGTGATTTCTTGAAGAAGTAACTACCGTCTGTTGGACGCACCCAGACCTCTTTCATTATGTCCACCCAGTCCTTGTGCATGAGGTGTCGTTTTGCTGGACGTATGATTGCCAATACAGCCGCAAGTTGTTCTATGGTCTTTGGTTCAAGTTTGGACACTATGTTGTAGTGGCCATTAAGGTGGAAAAGGTTTTCCACAGTCTTTGGATCTTTTAGCATGTCCCAGTCCGGTTCCTGTATCATCAGTTCAACTAGTTCCTGTTCGGATTTCACGTCCTTGTATATGTTCACGTTCAGGCAGTCTATCTTGAAGTAGCCTCTGTCTTCCGCTTGTTTGTAGTCTAAACTTGCATGTCCTGTTACAGGGTGTTCCGGTACTGCATGGAAGTAGACTCCTGTCTTGTGTTTCTCGGACTTGCCGTCTTTGATCATTGATGCTGGTGTGTGTTTGAATAACTTTAATGTGTTGTCTCTATCAAAAAAATCTATATCTACGTCAGGCATTAGTGTACGCTCCCTTTGTCTTTTTCAGCATGTTGAATCATTTTATCTCTTGAACCTGGTTGCAACACTTCTAACACATCGAGCAGTTTTTTATAACCTTCAGTTTTTAAAATTTCCTTGTTAACTTTTGGCATTATTACTCTTCCTATTGTTCCGTCTTCCTTGATTATCACTGCACAGTCCCCTTCATCAAACTCTAAACTATCAGAAACTTCTAAATCTATCTTAGACAATCTTGGCCTCCCTTGCTGTATCCTGTACCAGCATGTGGTCAGCAGGATAGCTCTTCAACTTGCTTGGCCAGAAACTTGTGTTTATGAATCTTTCTATCATTTGTAATTGTTCGTCGTTAAATGATTTTAACATCCTTTTGCCTGCGTTGCAACCTAGCAGTAACCACGGACTTATCTTGCCTTGCTGTATGTGTTGCACTGCTCTGTTGGTGTTGACCAAACGGAAGTAGTCTGACCATTGTGCATTCTGTTCTGTGGCCCAGTCCATCATTGTTGCTATGCTTCTCTGTAGTGCGGCCTCCACTGGTTCCGACTTCAATGCTTCTATGAGATATGTCTCGTACAAGTCATCTCTAGACCAATGGTCTAATTTGATTTTTGATTTTAACACAAATTCTATATACTTCTCTGGATACAGTGGATTAATATGCATGATAAATCTACCAAATTTCACAAATGCGTTGTAATACGGACTCTTCACAAAATCATCGTACGTTTTTGTTTTTGAATTGTGTTGGTGTATCTGATAGAATCTTTGGAATACCATGAACGCATTCACTACCCACTTTTCATCTCTTTGCAGATATCTTCTTTTAGGTTCACACAGGTGTACCTGTAGTGTTCTTTCCTTGGCAAACTCCTTGCCACAGTATGTACATTTATTTGTCGATGCCATGTGCCTCTATCAGCTCTTCTAGTTCTCTGTCTGTTATCACCTTGTCTAACGTCTCTAGGTCCGCTTCCTTCCACGTTGGATATATCTGTTGCAATTTCTTTAGACTCTTGTTTGGTACACGCTTCATTGGTTTGATCCATTGATGGAATTGTGTTGTCTCTGCTCCACACATAGC